GAATATAGGAGCCTTCAGGTACTTCCATTGTCAGATCATCGGATACTCCCTCCCCGCCTAGAGAGGGTCCAGGGTCACCAGCACGATCATTAATGACCCCCATAGGACCAACCCTTGTTTCCAAATCTGTTTCAGCATTCTCAATTGGTCCTCCTTCTTGAGCAGTAATAGTAGGTTGTACTTCAGTAGGAATAGTAGGTTGTACTTCAGGAATTTCTTCCTCATAAAGAGTTTCTAACATAGAAGAAGTAATTGGTACATTTGTAGTTGATTCTACATACTTTCGATACATATCAGTCAAAGGATTAATCATAATTCTGTTCTTTTTCTATTCTAGCATTTTCTATTGAAGACTTAACCACGCCCTTGAGGTTCTTCAATGTTTCCAGTAAAGCCAGCTTCCCCTGCAAGCGGCGAAGTTCCAACTCCGATGTTTCCACCGCCAACGCCTGATACATCCATTGCATTTGCTCCGACAGGTACGCTTCCATTGGCTCCCATAGGTCCGGGCTGTTGACCAGGGGGTGCAACTTCTGGGCTATTTGTTCGTTCATTCAGACCTCTCAATATATCTGCAAAGATTGCAGCTTCATCTGTATCATTAACAAGTTGATCAGGATCTATATCCTGAGAAATTGCTAGTTCCTTCATTAGATTTGGAATCTTAATAAACGGAGCAAGCATAGGATTAGCAATTGTTTGTAGTAAAGTAATTAATCTCTGAGTTCTAACTTCCTTCTGCATTACCGATGCAATACCTTTAGGTTTAATCTCTAGATCACCCAAGATCTCTGCATTATCATCATTGAATTGCATATTCCATTGGAAGAAAGATTCTCCTAAAGGTCTTAAAAGAAAGTCATCTATATTCTTGATAACAGTCTTAATAGATAATCCTGCTGATCCCATAATCATAGATAGACCAGCAGCAGTCCTACCTGTCCCTGTTACTCCTGTTTGACCATGTACAATGGAAGGAATACCTGTTTCTTCATCTGCAAGCTGTCGTGCAGCCTGATACATCTGAAGATTCTCAGGGGCTGTATTGGGAAACTTTAGTCCGTTAACAGCAGTTCCAGTAACACCTGATTGCCGTCTAAAGATTTTACCTGGATAGACTTCCATATTCTGTCCAGGCACAAGCTGTGTTTCATCTATATCAAATACCATATTGCCAGCCAACGCCAAATTATCAATAGCCATTCTCATATGACCATTCATAAGAAGTTGGGCATCATTCATATTCTCTGCTACACCTACCCCAAAGAACTGATATGGATTTAATTCATAAGGAAAAGCTTGATATGGAATACGAGCAGGAACAAATGGATTTAGAATACAACGAATAACTTCATTATTAACAATCCATGCATTAATTTGTACAGAATCTAGATGACTAATATTATCTGGAAGATCAAGTCCTAATTCATTTGCCAAGAATAGATCTAGTGTTCCCCAATATTCAAAGACTTCATATCTGCTTTCAGAATATAAAGGATCTTCATTCTCTGAATAGATAGTATTCTCAAAGTATCTTTCTTCATATTGAGGACCATGTTCCAATGATCTCTCTATAGCATCAAAATTAAAATAAGGTCTATTAATAAGATCTCTTAACTGTTCACGATTATACCGATGTCTTTGTATGACATACTCAGCATCATCTATGCTTGTAGCTGAAGGATCAGGATAAAAATTCCAACAAGAAACAGCTTCAACCTTTGGAACAATCTTTGTATATGGCTCAAATACTTTTTCACCATTCTCCATCTTCCAGTTATTAACTACCTTCTCAAAATTAAATGGTCCTTTAACAATTCCAGTGCCGAGCAATGCAGACTCAAAAATTGCATGTCTCATAACATTCGTAGCATTTGTATTTACAAGTTGATCATGAATTTGCTTTTCCATATTCCTTGCAGCAATTTCTGCTGGCTCTATCTGAGGAGAACCTGGAATAATACTTGGACCCTCTATTAAGCTTGAAGCATTCATATACTTTTCCTTTAGTCCACCCAAGAAGTCATCAAGTTTATCTAAAGGAATATCTCTTGCTTGTTCCATAACCTGTTTCTCTTCAGGTGTAGCAAGATGAGCAAACTCTGCTATACCTTCTGGGATAGGTGTACTGGAAACAGTAATAGGGAACTTGTTATTGGCAAACAGAATATCAGAGATTTGTCCGAAAGCTGCAAGAACCTTGACTTTAGTAATTCTTACAAATACTTTAGACTTCTCTGACGATCTGTATGTTGAAGAAGTATCGTAAATACCTCTATAGTTCTTGTATGCAGATAACCAACGCCTTTCATCTGAGAGACGACCAGTCTCAGCATCCAAGAATTTACTTTTAATAAAGCCTATAAGGCCGGGTATTTCTTCTGCTTCTACCTCTACAGCTTCAGGATTTTGTGGATCAGCCATAAAGTGAATCATCATCCTTCATAAAGTCAACAGTCATCATCTTTTTACCGGATTCTGAAGGGACATCAGCAGACTGCTTAAAGTTCACATCCGTTGAACCCATAAGATCAGGTTCCATAGGATCACGATAGAGCATTCCATCAGGAACAGGATTCATATCTCCCTGCTTCTCAGCCATTCCTTCAAAATCTTTAGCGGTATAGGGTTTTAGATAAGGCATAATATATTTCTCCTTCTAAGCTCTTTTAGGTTTACGAACAGAGCTACCTTTAGCATACTGTTTCATAATTTTGTTAGTACGACGTTTTACACGACCTCCCTTTTTAAAGGGACTTCCTTTTCTTCTTGTAAGTTTATTATTATTATTATTTTCTGGTTCTTTTGAAATAAAATTAACTATCTTATCAAGAAGGTTTGTATCATCTTCAGGTAAAAATCCTCTTTCTTGTTCTTTTGCCCAAAACCTTTTCCATGCAGTACGAGGCAGATTACCAGATGATGAAAGCCCTAATATCTCTCTCTCTTCTTCACTAAATCTACTAGGATCTATGGTAGAGCCTCCCAATCGTGCTAATTCATTTGTTCTACGTAAAGCTTCCCCTTTAGTATATCTAGCTTCTGAAGGTATTTCATCAATTATATCTCTTATAGGTCTAAGTTCTGGAAAAGGTTGCTCTAATTTATCTTCTCCTGCCCAAAAACCAGGATATTTATATGAAGATTGTTCCTGACCAGGAATTTTTCCTTTAAGAATCTCTGTATCACTAAATCTCGATGGATCTCTTCTTGGTTTTGTAAGATCTGCCGCTCCAGGTGCTTTTGATAAATCTGGATATAACACTTCTCCAGGACTAAGCATTCCTTGTTTCTCTGTTCTTCTCTGCAATTCATCCCACCCATAAACATCAGCGCTATGCATACCATGTATATCTGTAATCTCCTTAGATTGTACTGCTCTATCTGTTATTCTTAATTTAGGAGGATGTCTTACCGTAGCTCTTGTAGGTATCCAATCTTTTCCTTCTGGATGTTTTTCAGTATATTCTGTCCAAATTCTGTCCCACTCTTCTTTTGGTGCAGGATTTAGTCCTTGTTCTTTAAGGCTTGAATATAAAGCAAACCAAGGTTTTTCTGAATCTTCTTCAGAAAATAATAAAGTATCAACTATTTCAGGACCAAAACCTAATGCAGTTAATGAAGCATATGCTACTCTTCTATTTATTTTATTTGCCATAACTTGTCTTAAAATAGAAGCTACTTCAGGATTTCCTAAAGTTTTTTGAAATTGTCTATTCCAACCAGGGGCACCTACAGTCTCAACTTCTTTTCTAAGTCTTGATTTATCTTTAACAAAAAAATCTTGAAGTACTGGTTTAACTTTACGTGTTAATTTTCCTATAAGAGTTCCACCATAACTATTAATTTTCCACATTGGAACAATCATATATTTAGGTGTTTTAATACCTACTCTGGCTGCTAACATTAATAGTCCATAAACTAGTGGTGCTGCCATTTATACTCTCCTAATATCCAAAGACTGCATCTTCCATTACAGGTTCAGAATCTGTATAAGATTTGAAATTGTATAAGGAAGAAGCCGTTTGTCTGTTCATTATCATATACCTTAAAGCATCATATGCATGGTCTTCTGTTCTTGTATCAATATCTTCACTATTCGTTTTAGATATTGGGAGAGTGGGAAGTGTTCTTACAAGATTTGTGCATGTATTAAAAATTCTTATTCTAGGATTTCCATAATCATCTATTTGTAATCTTCTATGAACTTCTATCTTTCCGTTTACTCTATCGGAGTTTGATGGAACCCATCGTACTCCTTTTCGTATCATACTTTCTGCTACACTCAGTCCATGTCCTGTCTTGTTCCAACATGATCTATCTAAAATTCCTATATACATCTTAGGATCATTGGCTTCCATTTGTAAAACTAGATCTGCAAGCTGTTCTCCTGTATGCCGTTTTATGTAAAGCTCTCTGTAAATCCAGATATTATTATCCCAGTCTATTGCTCCCCAAAGAACACAGGAAGGAGCAGAATATCCGTAATCACAGGCTCGTACTCGTACCCAATTATAAGGAATCTCTACAGGATCAGTGACATGAATCTCTCTACTAAATTCTTTGAATGCTGCTCCTTCTGCAACATCCCAATCTCCTGAAAGTAATCGTTTCCTTTCTACTTCTGGAAGAGAGAGAAGCATCATCTCATACTCTCCATCTTCAGCCAGATATGGATTATCTGTCAATCTGGCAGGAAGAAACTTTCTTTGAAATAATGGTCTACCAGAATTTGTATGTCCTGGTCCGTATGAAAGTGTTCTTCCCGTTTCGATGTCTGTTGCCCAGAAAGGTTGATCTGGTGGTGCAGGATCAATAAACATTCTTTTGACCCACCATCCTCCTGATCCTCCAGGATTAGAAGAAGCCCTCATATATGTCTCTATCTTAGGATCAGTAGTTCTTAGTCGTGACCTTAGATAATTCCATACATAAGGTGTTGGATAATGACCAAGCTCATCAATTCCAATCCATGTAAAGGACTGACCTTGGTAGCGATAAACATCATCATCTTTATCTACATAACTAAAGAGAGCTTTAGCACCACTTGGAAATTCCCATGTCTTTGTTGACTCCTTAAATCTAGCTTTCGGAAAAGCTTTTGTATAAATCTGTTTACTTTTATCTATGAGTTCTGTTAGTTCTGGTAATGTCCTTCTAAGCAATAATGCACGATGATTCTGGTTGTCGGCATATCTTAGCAAGTCCATTAACATTGCATAAGATTTACCACCTCCTGCCGCTCCTCCATAGAGAACTTCTTTCTCTGGAGCAGCCAAGAATTCTGTTTGTGGACCCTCATTGGGTTTGAAGGCGAGTTCCGTACCTTCCTTCATTGCTTCTTGAACAGAGGGTGGTAGTCTTTCTAGAAAATCTTCCTTGACAAGTCCACCATTTTCAAGAATCTTTAATGCTTTCTCTGCATTTCTTTTTTGTTCTGTCTTTTTCTTTGCTCTAACTTTAAGTCTTTCTCTGTCTTTTGTTTGAGTACTAATTTTCTTCTTTAGAGTTCGTTTAGCCTTTTCCTTACGAGAAACATTATAACTTCCCTTATCACCTTCTTCTAACTTTGGTCGGACCATATTTCTTGTTGTGCTTTCTTGGCTGGTAGAAGAACAATGCCATGTAATACTCTAGACTCGGTAGAAATTTCCTGTCTCTTACTAACACCAGTACGATCTAAGATATCATTGGCTGCTCTAAGTCTAACTTCCATTTGAGAACTAGGTATAGTTCCATCAGCATCAAGTCCTTCAATTAATCTACTTGCTGCTTGCACAGACGAGGAAGCTAGATGCTGACGAGTTCTTTCTACAATTTCATGTTTGACAGAATTAATAAGATTAGAACGTGAATCTTTGTGATAGCCAGCTATCTCCATAGCTTTTGTGACATTCCCACCATTATCAATAAGATTATCTAGAAAGACAATTTGTTTTTCTGTAAATTCTCTTTTTTGAAGATTATTCATTTTTAGATGTGCCTTTTCATCTATTTTTGTATACCACAGAGTCCATAAAATTTTATCTTTATATTTAAATTTACAACTATGGACGTTAAATATTCCTTCTGGCTGATACTTATAAACTCTAGTAATGGTTGTAAAAAATTCTACTTCTATAAGTTTTACAATAATGGTGGGTTTAAATTGTATACATCTACCGGCTTTTCTTTCTTGTATTAAAATCTTAAAAACTTCCGAAGAAATTTTTGAATTTTTTACTATACTCATCATATTCTGATGGCCTTCAAAAGAACAAGCATTAGATACTGGTATAACTTTCTTTAGAAAAAGGCTCTCAGCAGTAACAGTAGCACTATATGCAGTTAGGAGTACTCCTATAAGTATTAGAAATAAATATTTATTAAACATCTGCCAGGAAGGATTAAGTTAAAATTTCAGTCTCTTGATTAGGTAGTCCTTCTCTGAGGTATTTACAAGAACCACAACATCTACCACAGTATGTACATTCACCTTCATATTTATTAAGTTCTGTATTCCATATGAACGTACATTCTTCAAATCCTAATGGTCTTAGTGTACCATCTTTACATTTACTAGGTTTCCAAAATAAAACTTCAAGAGAATCTTTGGTGTAGACAATAAATCTAGGATCACCTGGAAAATAATCTTTATCTAATCCTAGTCTGGAAGATTCCTTACATCCATCCTTAAATCTTTTTTCTGGTTGATTGTAAACTGAACAATGAAACTTTATTTTCTTTTCCTTGATTTTGATAAAGCTATGGCTATTGCTTGTTTTCTACTTATAACTCTCCTACCAGAACTAGATTTAAGTTTACGATTCTTAAATTCTCTCATAACTTTTGCAATTTTAGATTTATTTCTCTTTATTCCCCCACCTTTTTTATAGAATAACATACTTTAGTTCCTAATTAATGATAATTTAAGCCTTGCCACGTTATATAATGAAGACGTATGCTTTTATTATCATCTTAATAAGTATTATAAGGCTTTTTACAAATTTGTCAAGTAAAATATAACAATATAAGAATCTATCCCTATAGTATACTATAGTATACTAAAGTATATACTAATAATAATAACTATTAAGTTGTATATAGTGTATCCTTAGTATACTATAGGAGTACTTTTGTATTAGACAAGATTCTAAAAGGTTCAAAATTACAAAAATTTGCTTATGTGGTCAATTGGCTATGCCCCCCACCCCCCTGGCCCATGTCCATCCCCATCAATTACATATATCTACCTGCATATCCGCCGGGGAACCGTGGGACAAATCCCATGGGGTAACACATGGTGCAAGTATTCATATAGAATATCGGAATAGTTGTTAGATTGTGACTTGTTGAGAGGCCTTGGAGGGTACTTTGTGGGGTAGGTGCTGGGAAAATAATCCCCATGGTCCTTATTGAATTCCCCAAGTATTTCAATACCTTTGTTGGTTATCGAATTGGATACAGTGTATCCAATTGGCAAGCATACCTCACCCCTTGACAGGCAAGGCTTGAAACGAATAAAATGGTCACAGTCTGGTAGGTACCTAGAACCGACATGCTCTCTTTGAGTGAGGTACTAGGTCGGGGAAATCCCCACGGTAAAGCCTGGGTTCCAGCTACGGCCAATCTTCAAAAGGGGCCGGGAGGTTTCAAAGACCTCATTCATCAATCAACTGGAGCTATTATTATGTCTTCAACTAAAAAAGCGTTCGTGTTCAACAAAGGTCAAGAACAGGCCTTTGGAGTACTGGCAACATCACTTGTCAATTTGAACACTGCATCTTTTAACTTATCCCGTATCGAAGACCAGGTTCTGGCCTTGTTGATCTTGTTCGTGTCGAAGTTCGACACGGTCAAGTCGAAGTCGAGGGAAGCACGGGAGTTGAATAGGCGTATAAAGGCATTGGTTGGGCAAGAGTGTCCAAACGTTGCCCCAGGTACTTTAAAATTGTATATGAGGATTGCCTTTAACCCTACGACCGCTCATAAGCTTGGCGTCAAGCCAGGCACAAAGTCTCCCAAGACCGTCCTTAAAGCATTTGCAGGCTTGAAGGACAACAAGGGTGACGAGAATGGTCGGAAGCTCACAATGGCCGGATATTTCCGGAAAGAATTACCTACGTCCAAGGGAAAGAAAAGCAAGCCGACCGTGGTTTCAACGGAAATCATACATATTTCTCCGGCAGCGAAAGATGCCACAAGTCATGGCATAGACACAATCTTGGACGTTCTGAGTAAGAACGGATGCAAGCTTGACGTTGAGCAAGTGTCAAAGCTCACTTCGCTCATAGAGCAACATGTTGAGAAACATGTAAAGGAATTAGCGGCCTAGCACTTCAAGGGTCGGCCCTTTGGGGTCGGCCCTTTTTTTTGTCTAAAATTTGGATACAATGTATCTAAATAAGTAAGTCAGCAAGTCTAGTGAATAAGTAAGTCAGCAAGTCTAGTAGTGGCTATTGACATACACTACTACATATGGTAGTATTATAGTGCTGACAAAGGTAGTCAGTAATTAAGGTAATTGGATACAGTGTATCCATAAGGAGTAAAGAAACATGAAACGACATGCTTCTTTTCATAAGAAGAGACGAAAGCTTCTAAGAAAGAAAGCTCTTAGAAGTAAGACAGAAGACGCTATTGGAGAAGGGCCACAGGATACCCGTTCTCCAATAGTGAATGGTCAATTTGCAAAGCTGATCTACGAAACAAAGCCTAGTAGACCAGCAAAGAAATGGGGTGAACGTAGTGCTTCAAGCTACGGGAAGCCCTCTGTCTTGATTTTCGTAGGGCCGAACGGTCCTATTGAGATCAATGGTAAGCCTGCCATGATGGAAGTACCTTACTATCGTGGTAGTGGTATTGGTAAGAAGAATGGATACAATGTATCCAAATGAAAGACCAGAAAGGACAAGGTATGTCTTTTAATATTAAAAATATAGAAGACGAGTACATAGTTGTTACTCGTCATAAGGGTTTAATTGATTTTCTCAAACAGAAGAAAATAATAAATGAAGACACTCCCGTGTATGAACACGTCCAAATTGATGACGTTAAAGGTAAGCACGTGCTAGGTGTTTTGCCTTATTGGTTAGCTGTCCATGCTTTGACTGTGACGGAAATCAGCATGGACCTTCCGTTATCGTTAAGAGGAAAGGAGCTTTCTGCTGAAGAAGTAGAACAGTTCATAAAAGAACCTGTCACAGTCCAGGTGAGAACCTTGGAACAGGTTCATAAAAAATCAATATTATTGTCGGATTATGTCGCTGGAAACAGCGATTATTTCACTTCAATGGAAGTATATAATATAGCTTCCAAGGGTTAAGGAAGATGAAAAAAGAAGAAACAATTAAAGACGGTCCTTGTGTCGAGTTCCATGACAACGGACAGTTATTCCTGCAAGGAACATACAAGGACGGTACGAGAGACGGTCCTTGGGTCTGGTACTACTACAACGGACAGTTAGCATATAAAGGAACCTTCAAGGATGGGGAGAAAGACGGTCCTTGGGTTCAGTATTACGACAACGGACAGTTATGGTGGAAGGGTGAGTACAAGGACGGCAGGAAAGACGGTCCTCTAGAGGAATCTTTCCACCATTACAAGGACGAATGAGATGCACCTTGATATATATGAAGTTCAAAAAAAGGTTGTTGAGGTTGGTCCAATCGACGACCTTGTTTCACTAGACATGTGGGTGCTTTTTGACATGATGTCAGAGCCACCTACCGAAGTAGCCTCATTCTTTTCACAAGAAAAAGCGGATGAAGCTGCTAAGAAAGCAAACAACGGACAGTTATGGTACAAAGGAACCTACCTTTAAAGGAAGGAGAGTGGATTAATGTATCTAAAGGAAGGAGAAATGAAATGACCACAGTCAAGACCATAAGTGAAGACAAACAGGAAATGACGTTAGTTCATTATGAACACAATTTTCGCTGTACTAGTACTGATTTTCAAGGTGGAGGATACTCATTTCCATGCTCGCCTGATGGTGTTTTGGATGAAGACAGACACAATGAAAACCTGTCCTTAGTCAAGGCAGACCCTTCCTATGTAGATGAGGGAATTTGTTTTTGGACTGAGCGTGTGTGGTTGTGCTCGTGTGGCTCTGGGGAAATTCCACAAATAGAATGTGACGCTCGTGGTATTTACTTGGGCAAAATGTGTTACAAGTGCCGTGATGAACGTCTAAGTATTTATAGACCAGATGTTCTTACGGACACAAATTACTGGCATGATGAACCCATAGAGGAAGAAGAATAAAAATGATTAAATCACTCTTAGGAATGAGGTTGAGGCTGGAAATAGATAGAAGAAAGAAGAAAACTATGCAGACAGTTATGTATGTTGGTGATTTGCATGGTGATTTAGATGCCATAAAAAATGTAGAGATATGGGCAGACGAAATAAATGCAGAAGCTATAGTTCAAGTCGGGGACTTTGGCTGTCTATGGTTTAATGATGTAGATGAGTACTTCAATACTCGTCTATCTAAAAGGCCATGGTATACTTGTGGTGGAAACCATGACAACTATGACAACTGGAGAGTATCTTCTCCACTATATCTGAATAGATTTAACTCTCTAGAACTTTTGCCCAATGTGTACTGGATAAAACGAGGTCACTGTCAGGAAATAGGAAACAGAAAACATCTGTTTCTAGGTGGAGCCACAAGCCCTGACAAACTACAGAGAATTGAAGGAAAGACTTGGTGGGAATATGAGATGCCCACTTATCAAGAACTACGTACTTTCAGTGAAGAGTTAGATAATGAAAAGCCTGATGTAGTTATAACCCATGATGGTCCAGCAAATATAGTTAAAGATATGTTGGGCATGAATTGGGATAGTGCTTTGTCTAGAGATTTACAAAATATTCTGGACAATAGCACCCATAAACCAAAGCATTGGTACTTTGGTCATTACCATAAATTTATACAAGAACAGAAAGGAGATACTTTATTTTCTTGTTGTGGTGCTCATGGTGAAGCATTTATAAGGAGTTAAGATGGTAAATTTATTACTTAAGAACGGCTACAGGGTATCCATTCAACAATCGGATACTCATTATTGTGATGAGGATACATGTGAAATTCTTATCAAAAATAAAGAAGGTCAAAGTTTAGAAGACGTAATTACATATGTTACGGCTTCTAGACTAGCAGAAATAATAAAGTTAATCGAAAACGAAGAATGGATACCAGAACTTATTAAGTTAATTAGTATAGGATATTCATTTAGAGAAGAAAATAGATCTATGAACATGAGTGATTGGGGAAAGTTAATACAGAATAAGCAATATGTTCCACTATAAAAAAGATTAAATCTTTAGAGGATAAAGTCATGGCATTATGTGCAAAGTGTTATATAAATCTGGAGATACCAGATTTGTATGAGGAGATTAAGAAAGAAAGACCACCAAAAAGTAACAGTTATAATAATATTAAGTGCAGACTTTGCAAAGAGTTTGCAGTTATAAAAGAAAGACTATATGACAGATGACCATTGAAAGGTGGTTTAATAATGCTAAAACTGCTGCAATGATAGGCAGCGGTGTAAAGAAAGGAAGTTATAGATTAGGATCAGTAATAGTAAAGGGTAAAACTATCGTATCTGTTGGTACGAATAGTTATAAAACTCACCCTTTGCTAACAAGAGTTACACAGTACCCATATCTACATGCTGAACAACAAGCTTTGTTTAGATATGGATTGGATAACTGTGAAGGATTATCTTTATATGTATGTAGAATATATAAAGATAATAGGTTTGCTTTAAGTAAACCATGCAAAACTTGCTATAACTTTATAAAAATAGCAGGAATTAAAAAAGTATATTATACTTTAGATTGTTCTTCATCAGAAAAAGGAATACGATATGAATATTATAAATTTTGAAAGTAATGAAACTCCGGTTGATCCTTTCAAGCTGGAAGGTTCGGTAGTAGATATACCCATGAAAGAAGAAAAACTTGAACACTTCTGGGATAAGAAAGGTATATACAAAGTAGACGTAGAAGGAAATATCGTACAAGGATTAGGTATTGTTGGACAATCTTACCCTCTCAGTACTCATAAGGATTTCTTTTCTCAACAACATGAGATGTTGATCAATAAGTTTCCTAATGAGCACATTAAGGATGCTCATGCCCATTATAGAACATCCAGAGATGGAGCATGGGCTTTACAAGATATTCGCTTTCCTAATATAAAGTTCCCTATCGAAAGTAGGAAGCATACTACTGAGGTAGGTCTTAGGAATGTGTCATGGCACTCTGTTGATGGAAGTGCCAGTAATAATGCATTGTTTGGAGCAATCGATTTCTTCTGCACTAATGGTATGATTACAGGTGAATATGAATTAGTGAAGAAGAAGAATACAAAGCACTTTGATATGAGAAGATTTATTGATGAGATAGAGAAGTCAGTAGAAGAATTCTATACTACAGTCAGAAAATATCAAATGTGGGCCAACAGGGATATCACGTTTGAGAATGCTAAAAGTGTAGTGGAAAGCTTGCCTGTGGCAGACAGAAGCAAAGAGAAGCTTCTAAATATTTACAGTCAAGAAGCTACAACAAGGGGTTCAAATCTATGGGCTTTGTACTCCAGCTTCACTAACTACAGCAGTCATACAGACAATGGCTTTGCTATTCGTAGGACTGCCAGTGATCATGAAGCCCAGACAATGCTCAAGAGAGAGTTTGAAGTAGCAAGTTGGGTAGAGAACGAAGAGTTTGTTAGGTTAGCAGCATAACAAAAGAGAGAGAGAGTTAAATGTATTCAGATATATTTTACAACGAAGAATATTCTGACTTAGAAAAAAATCTTAAGGATAAAACTATAGAAGTAGTAATAAATATCTGCTGGGGAGGATATAGCCTCAGTGAAGAAATGATAGACAGGTTAAAAGAAGTAGTAGATGATGTTACTTTAGACAATATTTTATATAACAAATCTATAAAATATCGTTCAAATACAGAGCTTGTTCGTATTGTTAAAGAAGCAGGGAATACAACTGACGAAGGAACTAAATTAAAAATTATTAGTATTCCAGAAGATGCTATAGATCCATACGTAGAAGTATATGATGGTATGGAATGGGTTGCTGAAGGACGTGTATGGAGGTAGACATGCATAACTTTATGCTAGGTTTCTGTTGGGCTATAGTTACAATGTTAATCGTAGCTATGTTCATCATATAAAACAGCGGCCCCGTAGCTCAGTTGGATAGAGCAGTGGACTTCTAATCCACAGGTCACAGGTTCGAGTCCTGTCGGGGCCGCCATTACTAGGAAATGAAAATGTATAAAACACTTGAAGCAAAAATAGCTTTTCATTTACGTGAAATGGTGTCAGATATTGTTGACAACGACCAAGTAGATTCAGAATGGGTTGAACAATTAATTGAAAGAAAAATAAAGGAAGATTCTATAACCTGGGCAGAAGTATTTAGATTAATGGTACCTTTTGAAAAGAAAAAAGTAAACTAGAAGAGGAAATTATTGTGAATGAATGTACACTTCTTAATAAAATGGGCAGCGATCTCACTGTCGCCAATGCTGCTAGAGTTTCATTCTCTAATTTTCATGAGGAATTTGATAAACAAAAAGATGAAAAACTTATACGATACTTAGCTAAGAATGGGCATTGGAGTCCCTTTGCCCATTGCATCTTACAGTATCATATACAAGCTCCTATATTCGTTAGTCGTCAGCTAATGAAGCATCAAGTAGGGCTATCTTGGAATGAAGTTAGTCGTAGATATGTAGATAAAGAACCGGAATTTTATATTGTAAATAAATGGAGGAAAAGATCACAAGATAAAAAACAAGGATCTAGTAGTGAAACAATAGATGATGTAACTTATCTTCAGAAAGAAGTAGAGGAACTTGCTTTACATAATTATAATTTATTATTAGAGAAAGAAGTTGCTCCTGAGCAAGCTAGAATAGTATTACCACAAAGTATGATGACAGAGTGGTATTGGACAGGATCTCTTTATTCTTTTGCAAGAATATGTAACTTACGATTAGAGAAAAGTGCTCAAAAAGAAACACAGGACATATGCAAACAAATTAGTATACATGCAAAAAGAATATTTCCCATTAGTTGGAAATATTTAATGAGGTCAGAATTAGAGGAATAAAAGATGACAACATTAAGCCTGGACCATACGGCTATCGTTAACAGTAGATCAATATACCAGAAGAATATACATGACGCTGCTAACTATCCTTATAAAGTTATTAAAGTCCCTAGTGATGTAAAACTAGGAAAGAAAGTAAAGAAGGGTAGGCTTAAAGGATCGAAGATATATATCCTCACCCTTGAAGAACGTGCTACATGTGATAGTGATTGTGAGCATTGGCTTGATTGTTATGGTAATAACATGCCCTTTGCTCACAGGTTTGAGGCTAATGATAATTTATATCCTGCTTTAGAACGTGATCTAAATGAGATAGATAATAAAAATAAAGAATACTTATTGAGACTACATATCTTAGGAGACTTCTTTAGTAAGAAATATATACACTTCTGGGCTAAACAATTAGAAAAAAGAAAGCTTCTGAATATCTATGGGTATACTCGAAATCATCCAACAAAAGAATTAGGATTATCTGTATTGAATGTTAGAAATAAGTATGGTAAAAGATTTGCTGTACGATTTAGTAATTATCCAGATGATCCTATGTCTGCCCAGAGTGAGAATGTATCTACAGATGGGGTAGGTTGTCCTCATCAACTAGGCTTAACAGAAAGCTGTGGTAGTTGTGGAATATGTTGGTTGATGAATAAGCCTGTTATATTCTACGATCATTAGGAGAACTAAGATGAAGAAAATAAAGATGAAGAAAATAAATCTTAATAAAAAACAAATATATTATATCGCTGCACACATTGAAGAAAGACAACGTGATATATACCCTGATCCTAGAGATATGGATTATATTGTATGTATAGATGAACTGATTGAAGAGGCTATCAAAGAATGGAATGAAGGTTTGGAAATTGAAGCGTGGTATAATGGAACCTTCTAGAAGAATGTCTCGTAGCTCAACGGTAGAGCAGACGCCTTATAAGCGTCAGACCTGAGTTCAACTCTCGGCGGGACAACCAATATAGATAACTGAAACAGGAATAAAC